ATTTTATTTAGTTTTTATTGGTTTTCTCAAAAATTTAGAGGTGGAGCTTCTGGTCCACCATCGTCATAGAACCCAAATGGAGTTAATTCATCTTCGATGGCTTGTATCTGTTTCTTATACATTATTTCTCTGAGGTTAACATTATTTAGGTCTTTAAAATAGCTGTTAGTTGTTAGCCAACTAAACAAGACTAATGGCATAACTAAGTCATCATGATAGCCTTCGTCCGCTTCATAAGAACCCTTCTTTTCAATAAAAGTAGAGATCTCGGATATAGTATCAGCGTCATTAACAATTAACTTGTTTTCTTCCACCAATGCTTTAAAATTGTGACATCCAATTCGTTTGATTTTCTTATCGGTAACTACTCCCAATTGAGTTTTACCTCCGCCAAAACCACCCGATACATTTTGTCCATTAGTATGTCGAGTCACAAACAATATATTTTCGTATTCTAATTCAGTATATAAAATATGCGCCACTTGTTCTGAGATGTTTATCTCAAGTAGGATAAACGCTTGATTGTAATCCATACCTACCTTATAGAGTACGGATGGATACAATATAGGACTAATCTCATTATTGCGATATTTCCCTACCATTCTATAAGGAACTTCAGTTATATCAATGATAGTGAAAGCAGAATAATCTCCACCAACACCCTTTGCCACATCGGCTACCATAACATATGTATGACCAGCCGATGGTTTCTCATAGACATCTAATCCGTCTTTCGAATAGATTATTACATCGGGACTCATCTTTGCAATTACATCTGCTTTGATTAGAGTTAACGATGATCCTAAGAATTTACATAGAACCTCTTGAGTGAATTTAAGTTCACCCAACTGTCTTCTTTGTTCTTCAGCCCACTTTTCATCTCTTCCAGGGATCTCCCAGTAAGGAATGAATAATGGAACAAATCCATTTCTACCTTTTTCTGCATCACTCCAATATTTCCAGAAGTGATTGTATCCTAGTGGCGTAGAACTGAGAAGAATCTTTGTAGTTTCACCAGCAGAAATAACTGGGAAAATAGATGTAAAGAATTCTTCAGCCACATTGTTTGGAATAATTGCAGCCTCATCAACATAAAGTAAGTTAACAGACTTACCACGAATACCAGACTTACCAGTAGCAGCAGTGAATACCTTTGAACCATTTTCTAATTCAATGTCACCCTTGTTCCAAGTAGTAACACCTTGTTGCATCCACTGTGGGAGCATTTCATACATTGTTTGATAACGATCCAAAACTTCTCGTGCAGCAGTCGCTTTGTTGGCTAGAATAGCGACATTCTTATTTGGTTGGAATAGTGTGTACCATAAAATGTATGCAGCAGATGTAGTTGTCTTACCTTGCTGACGACCTTCCATCAAAATAACCCTGCGGTTATTATGTATAATATTTACTTTATTCTTTTGACAATCGTATAATTTAAATAACTGTAGACCGTGATCCAGTGTAACGATCTGACAGTAGTTCTCAATAAAATAAATTGGATCTTGCGAACACTTAATATATTCTTGGATGTTTTCTGGAGTAAATTGTACTGTTACTCCAGCTGCCTTTAAATTCGCATTCGCATTATATACTTGTGCCATTTTTATAAGTTGAATTCCCAACTCTCAGTATTAACTGTAGCGTCGGTTGTATCACCCTCTGCTGTAAAAATTCTATTCGGGGATGAGAAATCTTCGTTCTGACCAATGTTGGCATATACTGTATCAATAACATTTTTATTACCGATAGCACCAAACAGATTAGCCTTCATTTGGAATTGTAGAGTATGAGTCACGAATCTGCGAGTTTGAAAGTCGCCATCGTAATCATCTTGGACATTAACACTATTTAGTATAATAGGAACATCTAACTTAACATTCATGTCTGGCACTGCATTAATAGTAAGAGTATACTCAGGTGTGAATGTTGGAAGGATCTGTTCTATAATTTGCAGACCATCTTCCTGACTTTTAGTTAGAATGTATAGAGAAATGTCGATGTTGTAAGGTACAGGTGTATACATGGTCGAAACGCCAGTAGTTTCATCCCCACATTTTATTTGCTGCATACGATTTAATTTTCGTGTAGCATCATAAGAGTACCCAATAATCTCAAAGGACATTCTCGGTAGAGTAACATATGTATTATTCTCTAAGTTTGGGTCTGAGTCTAAACGAAATAACCATTTTTCTTTTGGTGCATATGCAAGAGGAACTTGAATTCTCTGTGCTGTAGTTCCAGTAACAGAGTCGCCCTGCTTACGATCGATATAGATGTCACTGAATAAACGACCAAAAGCAACTATGCTTTTACGAATAATACCGTGATAAAAAACATTTCCGTTAAGCATTATTGTATCTCACCAAATGGATTAGTCTCGCTAAACAGAACATCTGCAGCTTCTTCTTTAAACTTATTGTTATCAGCAAAACTGTCTCCATTATTATCGATATTGACTTCGATAATTGCTGTTGCGCTAGCACCAGTTCCACCACCGCCAATAAATGAAACTCCTGGAGCCACTTGATAACCAGAACCACCATCAGTAACAGTGACTGAAACTATCTTACCAGCATTCGCACCAGTACCCAATACTGCTGTAGCTGTTGCACCTATACCAGTATTACTAACAATTGATACTGTTGGAGCACTGGTAAATCCAGAACCTAGATTATTCATAGTGATCTGTGTAACTCTTCCAGGGTTTCTAGATGTATTTGTATTGTATGTCTTCAGAGTTTCGAATGCATCTATTGCAGCGATACCAGTATCAATCTGCTCAGACGCATACTGGAACAATTCAACTTGTAATTTGTAAACATAAAGTTTTCCTAGTTGATAGAAAGGATCCTGATGTTTTACAAACTTAATTTCGAACAAACCTTTGGTTAAAGGGAAATAAATTAGATCTCCCTCGCATGGGCGAGTAGGAATAATAGTCTGACCATAACGACCAACAAGCTGTTCCCAGCGACGACGAGCCACTACTAAGGTTGCAGACTGTTCCATCATTAAACCAAATTTTTGTATAAACGCACCTTGTCCATCCAATGCGTCTACATTCTCGAAGTACATTTCAATAGGGAATGATGATTTGAATTGAGATAAACGATCTTCTCCTAGAATTTCATCTTTAGAGATTAGTGTTCTTGGAATGTAGAAATACTCTTGACCATAAATCTTAAGAGATTCAATAATCAAGTCTTCAATTAAATACTGTTCATTTCTCGTGCCATGAGAAAAGTAAACATTTGTTGTAGACATATTATCCCAAGAAGAAGTTTAATGGAGCAGATTTAGTCAGTAAATCATTTTCTAAATCTGCAATCTCTGACTTAGCCTCATCATATAATTTATCACCATCTAAAGTCACACCACCTGGAAGTTGAATACCAGAAAACTTTTTAATGTTAGTTGCCCATTGCTGTTTAAATAGCGCAGTAACATAATGCTTTAACCATGCTTCATTATATACCTTAGTCCAAGTTTGTGGATCTAATGCACGATATCCTTTAACAATAACATAACCACCAAGAATTAAATCTGCGTCCCAGTTAACATCTAGGTATAGTCTACCCATTCTTCTATTGAATCTAAATGTAGTTTTACGATTTAATTCAAAATCTAGTAGAGCCAAATGATTCATAACAGTCTTGTAATAAACAAGAGATGTAGAAGTTAAATCATACAAATCATTTAAACGAAGTTGGTACTGCATATCAAAGATATTCTTTGACGATGAATTTTGCCCCAATTTAAATATCTCAGTGACTCCATACACAGAATCTGGTAGAGTAATATACTTTAAATCATATTCATTAAGAGTGATTGGAGTGCTTCCTAGTACTGCATTATGTCCCATTGAACCTGTAATAGTTTCGCCAGCGACAAATGTACCAGTGACTTTATACACTAACAACATGGTTCCAGAAGAAACTCTTGATTCTTCTTTTACAACAGTAGCCTTTGCTCCTGATGTTGATCCTGTTACCACCTCATTTATACTAAATGTGTCTGCGATTGATGTAGTTAAAGTCATTTCTGAAGCACGAATTAACTGCTTCATATACATTTCTTCAACACCTTCTGAGTGATAGTTTGCCCAGTGTTCTAATGCTTCATCTAGACGATCTTCTAACTGATCATCGTCCACATTTATCTCAACAACAGGCGCACCTAGTGCTCTAAGGCAATATTGTTTTAAGGAATCTCTAGAATTGACTGCCATATATTATACCTTGAATAGAGTTGCTGAACCTTTAATAACTGAAGTTCCGCTAGAAGCTGTGGCGAAAATAGTCAATGTACCACTAGTAATAGAGGCGGAGAAAGTGGTATTAGTTGTGGCAGTTTGAATATCTCCATCTCTTGTATAGTTTTCTGATAATGTAACAGTAGTACCATCATGGACGAAGAATATTTCAACGATTCTGTATGCTGTTGCATTAACAACTTGCATCAATAATTTACCAGAACGATATGTTGCTGCAGCGAAAGAAGTCATTGCAGTAGCAGTTGTTGATGATGTTGTTCCAGTGAAGTTGTAATCGAAAGCAATAGCATCTACAACATCAATACCACCATTGAATGTTGCCTTGCCAGTGAATGTAGAAGTGCTACCGACTGTTAGGATGTTTGTAACAGCAACTGTAGCGTTACGGATTGTAGCAGTACCAGAAGTAGCACCAATTGTTAAAGTAGTTGCAGAACCAGCAAGTGTTGCTGTAGTGGCAGATCCTAGAACAGAAGAAGCATCTAAAACTCCAGTTCCATTAATCTCAAACTGTTTACCTGTAACTAAGTTAAAATCTTCTGAGGATGTCCAACCAATAGATGACCAGTTAATAGTTTTATCAGTCGTACCTCTTAGTCTAATACCACCACCATTGGCAGTGACATCACTTGGAGAAGCTACAGAGCCTAATTCAAATTCAATATCGTCAACAGAAGTAACTGTTGAGTTAAT